AGTATGTAGCGTGGGACGTGATTGAAGAAGCAGAGTTCGTTGCAGGCCGTTCCAATACTCCCTACGAGCAACGGCTGGCTGAATTGAAAGATATCCTGCCTAGTTGCAGCAAAATATCTCTAATTGAGAGTCACACGGTTACGGCTGTCGTCGATGCTAATGCTATCCACACCAACCACACATCACGCGGACTGGAAGGCACGGTATGGAAAGACCCTAATGGCCCGTGGCGCGACTCCAGCAGCGGCACTAAGGACGCGGTTAAGAACAAGGTTGTGTTTGAAGCCGAGTACGAAATCACAGGCTCCTACGAGGGCGAAGGTAAGGCCGCTGGCATGCTCGGCGGTATCGGGATCAAGACCAAGTGCGACGGCCTGAAGAACAATGTTGGCTCAGGCTTCTCCGACAAGCAGCGTAAAGAACTGTGGGCAATCCGCGATGAGCTGCCAGGGAAAATCGTCACTGTTGAAGCCAATGACATAATTGGCGCTCGCGGCAAGGACACGCTTAGCCTGTCGCTAGGCATCTTTATCGAAATCCGTACGGACAAGACGGAAGCAGACACGTTGGAGCGCGTGTACGAACAGCTCGAAGCGGCTAAGTACGGTCGTAAGTAAGAAATACTACTTGACGTGCTGGCGGAGACTCGATATAGTGGTGTCTTCGCAGCAAACAAACCACTGCCCATAAGGGCTAACCAGACTAGGAGAATACAACATGAGCTTCAAAAAGGGCGACCAACTCAAGTGTGTCAACACGGGCGGCAACCCAGAACTGACCAACGGTAAAGTTTATACCGCAGTATCTGACAGCCGTGCAGGCGAAACAAGGGTTAAGTCCGACAGTGGCTATGAATACAGCTACTACAACCATCGCTTCGAGCTGGTGGCTCCCGCTATCGTTGACGTGAACGACGACGTTATCCGCGTTGGCGATACCGTCGAAGTCAAGGAAGCTGGCTGGGGCGTTGCCGGTGATGTAGTAGGTAAAACCGGCGTGGTGCTGGAGCTTACGAACAGTGGTTGGAATGATGTAGTTGTCTGCACCAAAGACTTCGGCACTGCCCGTTACGGCTCGTCGCAGCGTATCGCCCTGCTCGCCCTGAAGAAAGTCAAGGCTGCGATCGACTTCACGAAGCCACTGTTCACTGCTGAAGGTACGCCGGTTCAACTGGTTTCGACCGAAGGCCGCGATCCGAAGTTCCCTGTGTTGGTGTACGAAGGTAAGGCTACCAACGTATCGAAGTTCTCGACCACTGGTGTGTGCAAACTGGGCGTTGCTCGTCGCAACCTCGTCAACACTCCGCCAGCGCCGCCAGAGCCAAAGGAAGAAGTCCGCTACGTCAACATGTACGAGACGGAAATCGGCAACACGATGCATGCAACCCGCTCGCAAGCTGACATGTACGCTGAGTACCATGCTCCGCATCTGAAGCGTATCGGCGTAACCAAGCTAGTACTGACCGAAGGCAAGTTCGACGCGTAATAGCGCTTGACACAATAGCAGCTAACGATTAAGATACTGCTTCTTACCTACTTACAAGGAGAAATAAAATGACTGAATTCAAAGAGGGCGATGTTCTGGTGTGCAAAAATGCGGGTGGTAACCGCCTCACCAACGGCGATCACTACGTTGCTAAAGAAGACAGCTTACACGGGGAAACTCGCCTCATCAACGACGAGGGTGACTCCAATTGGTACAGTAATGACCGTTTTGAGCTGGCTTCGCCTAAGCCAACCATCGACTTCACGAAGCCACTGGAAACCGTAAGCGGCGAGCCGTTCGTGCTGTTGACGGCTGAGGGCCGGGGAAGCGAACCTATTGTTGGCTACGTCGGCTCCAGCGAAACTCTGTCCACGTTCAACAAAAACGGCAAGTACTACGGCGACAATGACGACAGCTACCGCGATCTGCGTAACGTAGTACCGAAGCCGCTTACCGGCGAAGCGTTCGTGAATGTCTACAAGACCAGCGTGAGCGAAAAGTTGTTCGCTAGCGGCCTGTACGCTACCGCAGAATCGGCAGACTTGATGGCTAGCGAAGATCGGGTATCGCGCATGAAAATTACGCTGGTTGCAGGCCAGTTCGACTAAGTAACACTACCAAGGAGAAAAATAACAATGACTCGCAAACTCGCAACCATCCAGCGTATCAAGGCAATGATGCCAATCAAGGGCGCTGATCGAATCGAACTCGCTTTCATCAACGGCTGGCAAGTCGTAACCCAAGTAGGGCAGCACAAGGTAGGCGACCTCGTTGTGTTCTACGAAATTGACTCGTTCCTGCCGTCGTCTGACCCGCGTTACGCAAGCTTCAGCGACCGCTTCACCAACTGGGGCGACAAGCACGGCATGCGCTTGAAGACGATCCGCTTGCGCAAGCAACTGTCACAAGGACTCATCATGCCAGTTGCAGCGTTCCCTGAACTGACAGCATACGAGCATGGCTCGCTGCCTATCCAGGAAGGAGACGATGTTACCGAAGTCCTGAAGATCGAGAAATGGGAGCCAATCGAGAAGGAATCCACGGCCAAGGGTCCGGGATCGTCGGCTGGTAAGCGCTTCCCTGCGTTCATCCGCAAGACGGATCAAGAGCGCATCCAGAATTACGGCCACATGGTTGAAATGGCACTGGACGAAGAGTTTGAAGCCACTATGAAGAAGGATGGTAGCTCGCTCACCGTGGCGCGTATCGACCCAGCATCGCCGTTCTACGCTGACGCATCAGCAATGGTAAATGCGAACCTGAAGTGGCACCGGAAAATCAAGCTCTGGTTCGACGGTAAGATGGGCAAGGCTGTACCTATCTACATGGTTTGCTCACGTAACGTGATGCTGCCGCTGGAAGGTGAAAGCAACTTCCATCTTGCAAGTCACCGTGCGTTGCAAGCATTGCGTAAGCTGCCTGCCGGTACGTCACTAGCTGTCCAGGGTGAAGTTGTTGCCCCAGACATTCAGGACAACTATGAGAAGGTAAGCACGGTTGAGTTCCATATGTTCGACCTGTTCGACATTGACACGCAAACCTATGTGCTGCCAATCGCACGCCGCGCATTCGCTACTGCCAACAAGATTCCGCATGCCAAGGTAGTTGACGGCGGTAAGCTGCGTGACATCGTTCGCTACAAGGACGGTGACGACATCGTAGCATTGTTGCTTACTTACGCAACTGGCCCTGGTGACAATCCAGGCGTGCAGCGCGAGGGTGTGGTATTTAAGAGTGAGTCCCGCGACTTCTCGTTCAAGGCTGTGAGCAATGAATACTTGCTCGCCACTGGTAAATGATGCGATCTGTTGTGTTCGTGCTGCTTATGACGGCGTGTACACAGCTAAGTACCCCGGCACAGTTAGTCCAGAAGCCCGTACAGCTCGATAGCAGCGACAGAGCTTGTCTAGCGTGGGTGATTGACTCTGAGGCTCGGGGAGAGTCGCTACGGGGCGCTAGAGCCGTCCTAGACGTAGTTCTAGCCCGTTCCAAGAACCGAAAGCTGACACCGTGTGAAGTAGTAGCACAACGTAGGCAGTTTTCAGGATACCGCCCCGGCGTGTTCAATAATATTTCTGAAGAAGCCTTGACACGCTACGAAGTAGTACGTAAGATGGCTCCTGTTGCAGCAAGTTGTCAGTACTTCCACGCTACTTACGTATCGCCGCCGTGGATAACTGGGATGCGAAGATGCACGAAGGTAGGCAACCACATTTTTTACAAGCCCAAGAGGGCCAACCCATTAAGGAGAAAAACAACATGGAAAAGTCCCAAGCTAAAGTTGGTATGAAAGTCCGCGTCACCAGCATTAACGGTGTGTTCGAGCGAGGTGAAATTGTCACCATTAGCACGATTGAAGGACTACTGGGTTGCGCGGCAACCAATGCTGATAACAAAACGCTTTACAAGCGCTACAGCAATCTCGAAGTCGTTCTGACGCCTGCACAAGAAGCTGGCTTTGTCATCGGCAATCTCTACCAAGTGACGGACAACAGCCCGTCGTGTGCCCCGCGTTTTAGTGTTGGTGACGTTATCGAATTCATCGAAGACGACGGCACAGTCCAACCTGACTTCCGCCGCAACAGTGACGGCGAGACTCAGTATGTAAAACTGGCGGCGCTGGTTCCTTACGTTGAGCTGGAGAAGACTCCGATGGAAGCGGCTGGCTACAAGGTGGGTGACAAGTTTATCGTTACGCGAGACTCGAATTTCGCTAAGGGTACGATCATTACTTTCACACAGGATGATGACTCAACCATCCCGCGCTTTACGGATCGTGATGGCGTTAGCCGATATGAAGGTATGTCCAACATCAAGCCATACGTCGAAGCTGAGAAAACTCCGGCTCAAGAGGCTGGCGTTGTTCTCGGCACCAAAGCACGGGCGATTAGCAAGACCTGGGGCGTTCCAGCTGGTTCGCTGTTGGAGCTGACCGGGGATGACGGTACGACTCACCCACGTTGGCAAGTGTTAGATGGCAAGCGTGCGGGTGAATTTGTGTGGTATCCGTTATCCCATGTCACGCTAGACTTGACCTCGACAGCCGAGACGAAGGCAACCACGGCTAATGGCACAACGACCATTACTACGCCTGCCCTGTCCGCTGCAAAGCTGGCTGCTGTGTTGGCCCTGATCGCAGAGCCAGAAATTGTTGAGCCACCAGCTCCAGTTGTTGAGCCAGTTGTAGCACCGGCAGGCTTCAAGCAGCCCTACCGCGTCACTGGTAACAGTAATTACAGCAATTTTGAGATTGGTGACATTGTCTATATTGCTGAAGATCGCTCAGACCAACCTTTTTCTACCACACACGGTATGTCGAAGTCGGCAACAGCAATTAAGCGTGACTACCGTGGGAACGTTATGCTTAAGGATATGGAGAAAGTACAGGCTTACAAGATTATCGCCAACAACTCTATGCATAGCTTTGAGATTGGTGACATCGTGTACGAAGCAGGCAAACAAAAGGGTGCCCACTTCAATCGCCCGTATGCTGACATGTCGAAGAACCCAGCAGCCAAAGAGCGTGACTCCAGCGGTGGTGTGTACCATGCTGACCGTGTAGCCATCTAATACAACCAGCCCCTAACGGGGCTTCTAAAGGAGAATAAAATGCGTAGCAAAGTAATCGGAAACAAGGATAGTAAAAACGACGTGTACCACAACTTTCCAATCGGTAGCGTGGTAGTGATGAAATCAGTAGGTTTGACCGACACGTCAGCAGTGTACTCGCTGGCAGACGATCAAACGACTGCACAAATCCTGTACACGAAGGACGTTGAGCCAATGGCGCTGTCCGAGTTTGAAGCAGCTAAGAAGCTGTCGGACGTAGTAGACGGTATCAATCGCGCCATCTCGGAAGCTGAAAAGATTGCCGACGAATACGGCCTATCGTTTTCGCTGGAGCCAGCATACGGCATGGGCGGTTACTACTACGGCACCGGCAACCCAGAACTGGAAGGCCGCTACGCCCCGGACCAAGGCTGGAACCCAAGCAGCACTAGCTGCTAATATTTAAACTCACCAAAAGGAGAACTACAATGCAAAAAGAAATCATCATCGACGGTGTAAACCTCACCGACCTGAAGGCACGCCAAGCAGTACTGACCGCCGAGCAAAACGCCCTGCGTGCATCCATCGCTCAAGGCGCAAGCAAGTTCGTTGCCGAAAACATCCAAGCAGCACTTGAGGCCGTCAAGGCTATGCGCGATGCGACCAGTAAGGAAGCAGCACAAGCTGAAGCCGCAATCGCCTACGAACACCTGTCAGACGCGGAGTTCGTTGCTACCGTGGCAGCGATCACTTATAGCTTGCCGTACAGCGGTAACGACTACACCTATGGTGACAACGGAGACTTCGGCACGATCACCAGCGTGATTGACGATGACGGCGAAGGCCACATAGATTACGATTGGAAAGACAAAACCAATCCAATCAACCTCCTGTACTCGCTGGCGGAAGACATGGAATCCACTGTGCAAGAATGGAACACTTCCTACTGCTAAGCAGTGGTACTTAAGGGCTTCGGCCCTTGCTTTCTTACTTAAAGGAGATTACAATGTCATACGACGAATCAGACGCATACGACGAATCAAGCTACAGCGAAGATGACAACTTCGACGCCTGGGAAGTCGCGCACGACACCCAGTCAGCCAACGCGGCAATTGCCAATCGCATTAAAGTGATGCAAAAGCTGTTCAAAGAGACGATGGCGATTGCTAAAGCCTTTGATGTAAGCGTTAGCTTTGAGCTGGACAGCGACGATTGCGGAGGCCACAATCGCCCAGCATACATCAACTGGAATCCATCCTCGCAAAACTGTTAAGAAAGGAGCCACAATGATTATCGGAGTTATCGGAAGCCACGCAATGAATCTTTGGCTGGACAACATGAAGGACTTACGCGAGCCGCAAGATTTGGACATCGTGGCAAGCTACGACGACATCAAAACGTTCGTCGCGTTCATCAAATCGAGCGGCGTTAAGGTCTTTGCGGACTACCCAATTAGCTCCGGTAAGAAGGTTCTTATCAAGACAAATCGTGGGATCATCGAAGCTGAAGTAGCGTGGCCGGGGTCGAGCGGGGAAGCCCTGCTTGACCTCATCATGGCGGAGACGCGGGAAGAGCAGCCTGTCCATTACGGCGTGCCAATGTTGGCTCCTTCACTGGACCTCCTGTACATGCTGAAGATGTCCCACCGTTATCTGAAGAACAGTCCACACTTTCTGAAGACGATGCAGGACATCAAGTTGATGCGCCGCCTGGGCGCTGTGATTCGCCCGGAGCATGAGAAGTTTTACAAAGAGCGTATGGCGTGGACTTACACCTACGCGCATCCAAAGCTCAACACGAGTAAGGGCGAGTTCTTCACGGACGACGTTCCTTACATCTACGATCACGACAGCATTCACGAGACGGTGAAGCATCTGGCTAAGCCAGCGTATTCGTATTTCAAGCCCGACGAATCGGATGTCATGGTTAGCCGGGAGATGTTTGAAGCGCTGCCGGAATACACGAAGCTGTGTAGCGTGCTGGAAGAGGTTTATGTGTTGGCGCTGGAGCGCTCGCAGATTCCTTACCCGACGACGGACAAGAAGCGTAGCTTCGACATGGCACACATGAAAGTGTGTACGTCCATTACCTCCGGGTGGTGGCGCGAATATGCGTGGGAGAACTACGCAAGAGTACAGGACATGTACAACGAGCAGTATGTATACCATTTCTGGACTGCCGTAGGTTACGGCGATGTCAAGATGCACAAACAACCAACACAAGGAGAATTTTAAATGACATACGCAAAATCAGCAGGACTTGTAGTCGGACAACAGTACGCAATGCGCGAAGGTAACGAAGCAGGTTATCCAGCCGGTACTGTCGTCACCTTTAAGGCCGACGACCGGACGACGACGCCAGAGTTTTTTGTACCGCATGATCTGGATCGCGACGGCTGGAATTACATCAACGTCGGAGACGTGATACCAGTACCAGCAAAACCGGTTGAAGTGAAGCCTGCGGAATACACCATCACGTTTCAAGTTAAAGACGGGACAACCGCGCTTGCTGTATCCCGCGCGCTGTCGAACGAAGAAATCAACGCAGTGTTCGCACTGCTGAATAAGTAAGGAGGAAGCATGAGCTATTGGAATAATAAGAGTACCGATTTTGAAAGTCTTGTAGGTATGACTTTCGTGAAAATCACAGGAGACGAAGGCAGCGACCGTATCGTTTTTGTCCGTGACGATGGCGTGGAGTTTGTAATGTATCACCATCAGGATTGCTGTGAGAACGTCTACGTTGAGTCAATCGTTGGCGACCTCCACGATTTGCTTGACTCGCCTATCGTTCGAGCTGAAGAGGCTACCAACGACGACGAAAGCGCATACGAGTGCGGCATGTGGACCTTCTACAAGCTGGCTACAAAGAACGGCTACGTGGACATCCGCTGGTATGGATCAAGCAATGGCTACTACGGCGTTGGCGTTAGCTTTGAAGAGGTGGTGAACGATGAGTAAGTATAACGAAATCAAAGCAGGCTATCGCATCACCGTGGACTCGTGGGAAAACGACGGCGACCACAACAACACGAAGTCCCGCGAAGGACTGACGAAGGAAGAAACAGCGTTCGACATCGACTTGCTGCGCGCCTACGAGAAGCACTACGGTAACGAGTGCCACGGCTGGGGTGGAGAAGTTGACGAGCTGCGCGAAGCATGCTTGGTTGACCTCAAGGCCGTCTTTGCGAAGCATGCCGCTCACGTTGCTACGCTGTACGAAGGCGCTGGCGTTGGAGACGATGATGATTGCATGGACATTGCTTCGGAGAACGCTTACGAATACATGGGCGGCAGCGAGGACTACAAGTGTCGTCGCCTGGAGCGTGTACGTGTCGAGTTCATACCAGAGACGGTGAAGATTCAAGACGTGACGACGGAGTTCGCATGATCGGTAAAACTTTTTATGGAAAAGCAGGCATCAAAGTAACCGTCCTGGTGTATAGCATATCGCTCAGTGGACAGACGTTCCTCACGTACGAGATTGAATATCCACGTCTCGTGCTGGCGGAGTTGAATACTCACCGCGACAAGTCGCGGAATAGCTTCAGCTCGCGTGCTGTGCCGTTCGATAAGATGCTGGAGAACCTTACGGGACGGCCTGTCCGCTTTGGTGCGAACCAAGCTGGCATGCAGGATAAGGGTGAAGACTTCGTTACTGACTCGTTAGGCTACTACGGTAAGAACGAAAACTGTGATGAAGAGTGGATGACGCTCACCTCGCTGGAAGCCTGGGATGAGGCTAAAGAAGCCGCAATCATGCACGCTCGCCGGTTCAAGAACGCTGGCTACCACAAGCAAGTGTACAACCGTCTGCTTGAACCGTTCCAGATGATGAAGTCTGTCATCTCCGGTACAGAGTGGGATAACTTCTTTTGGCTGCGTGATGATGCACAAACTGATCCGACGTTGGCGGAGCTGGCTAAGGTGATGCGTGAAGCAAGGGATGCTTTTACACCTGAGCTGCTACACCCTGGTGAATGGCACTTGCCATACATTGATACGTGGCGTGATGCGAACGGCGTGCGGAAGTATGGTATCTGTGATGATCGGGAGATTCATGCAACGCTCGAAGAAGCCATCAAGGTATCCTGCGCTCGTTGTGCGGCTGTCAGTTACCGTAACGAGGGTTACGGGCTAGAGAAGTCCATCGAACTCTACGAACGCCTTGTAGGGGCTGAGAAGAAGCATGCGAGTGCCTTGGAACACTGTGCTACGCCGATGCAGGCAGCTCACTTTTATAACGGCGTTAATTGTGCGCCTTTATCAGAGTCGTGGGAACCGGGCGTCACACATGCTGACCGCAAGGGCAATCTATGGTCGGGCAATTTGAAGGGATTTATTCAGCACCGTAAGCTGATCCCTGGCGAGAACTATGAATACTGAATCCCAGATGATCGGGGCAGCACTTCGGATAGCGAACGAAGGTCCATACTCGCGTGTGGTCTTCTTCGTGCCGACGTGGGAACGGGCGCAGTGGATAGCTAAAACTGTCCTCGACAACCTGTCCCTTTACGACGGAGCGAAGTTCTCTCATCAGTACATGCAGTATGCAGCTAAGGACGGTGGCCTGTTACTGATCCGAGTAATCGACCGCGAGAAGCAAGGCACCGTAATAGCAGGTATGCAGATGTCTCACGCGTTTTGCCTTGACGTGTGGGAGTGTGAACCGATGATTCGCAGCCGGATTCGCACACCAAAAGAACACAAGACGCTGCCGGGGTTATTCGGGCAATACGGCGTCTTACGAATGATGGACTATTAAAGGAGAAAACATGAAGCAACTGAAGAAGGTAGGGAAGTTCGTTATGGTAGTTGTGCTGATCGCGTTTGCAGCGCTGATCGTCTCTGGCCCTGCGGCTGCGCTCTACTTCGCTAAGTAATGGAAGAAAATCGGTGGGGCTTAGATTTGTCCCGCTACCATACGTGCCAGTGTCCGCGCTGCGCACGCAATGGGCGTGACAGATCGGGAAACAACCTCGTGGTATATGGCGAAGGTAAAGGGGCGTACTGCTGGGCGTGCAACTTCACTGTGTTGAGTGAAGCACAGAAAGCAGAGCGTGGGCTTGATATGGAAGAAGACTACGAAGAGGACAATGAAGTGGCTACTAAAGAACCGATAACCAAAGAAGAGAATGCACAAATAAAAACGTACACGGGTACGAAAAGCAAAGGCTGGCGCGGCATCCGCGATGAATCTAACGCACCGTACGGCATCCGGTACAGCTACGATGATGAGACAGGCGAACCTGACAAGATGTTTGTACCAACGACCATCGACGGCGAGCTTGTAGGCTACAAGACACGCGTGTTTCCGAAGGACTTTACCAATCCTATCGGCGTGACAGGGAAAACCTGTGACATGATCGGGCAGCACCGCTACAAAACTGGTGGGCGTGTTGTGTTGATCGTCGGCGGCGAAGTAGACATGGTGAGCGCAGAGCAAATGCTTTGGGATTACCAGTGCAGCAAGAACAACCAGGAGTATCCACGCGTGGCAGTTGTATCGCCATCCATCGGAGAGTCCGGGGCTGACAAGCAGATTCAGGCGCAGTATGCGTTCTTTAACAGCTTCGACAAGATCATTGTCGGCATGGACAACGATGCTGCTGGCAAGCTGGCTACAGAGAAGATCGTAGCGATGCTACCGAAGGGTAAAGTCTACGTCGCGGAGTGGAGCAAGAAAGACCCGAACAACATGCTCACACAGGGCATGGAAAAGGCGTTTATCAACGACTACTACCGTGCGAAAGCTTACGTCCCTGCTGGTATCGTAGGCTCGGGTGAGCTGGCTAAGAAGGTGCGTGAAGAAGCAGGCGCGGAACGCATTGAGTTTCCTCCGTTTATGGCGAAGGTAAATGAAATGACAGGCGGTGGCCTGGGGCTGGGCAAAATCTGTAATATCGGTGCAGGCTCGGGATTGGGTAAGACAGTGTTCGTTGACACGATTATCTATCATCTGATTTTCAACAGCCCTTACCGGGTTGGCGTTGTGTCGATGGAGCTGAATGCAGGCCAGTATGGTTTGTCTATGCTGTCGCGCCACATCGGTACGAAGATTAGCAACATTGCGAACCGAGAAGAGCGTATTGCTTTCCTCGACACGCCAGAGGTGATCGAAGCAGAGAAGAATCTGTATTTCCGCGAAGACGGAACACACCGTTGGCACTTGGTTGACGACCGGGACGGCAGTATCGAAGCGCTTCAGGGCGTGGTTGAACAGCTCATCGTAAGTTGCGAGTGCAAGCTAATCGTACTCGACCCGATTCAGGATATTCTGGACGGCCTGACGAACGAAGAGCAAGCGTTGTTCTTGAAGTGGCAGAAGGGTATGGTCAAGAGCCATAACGTAAGCTTCATCAATATCAACCACGTTCGTAAATCGAGCGGAGGCGGTAAGCAGAATAGTAACGGTGCGATGATTTCCGAAGAGGATTTCGCCGGGTCGTCTACCATTTTCAAGTCGGCTGCGTTGAACATCCTGCTTGTGCGTGACAAGATGGCAGAGGACGAAGTTGTACGTAACACTACGGACATTTTTATCTCGAAAAACCGTGATAACGGCACCACTGGCCCTGCCGGTAAGTGCTACTACGACAACAACAGTCACCAGTTGCATGATCTGCATGAATGGCTGTCCAAGCAAGGGCTGGCATTTAACGGCTAAGTAGCGTTGACAACCGTGGCGAGGTAGGTTACACTACTTACCTTGCTACTAACCAAGGAGAAAAATATGAGTTTGTTTAAAGGGACTAAGTTCCATTATCGCACGCCAGCGGAGGCGGTTGCGTTGCAGAAAGCAATGTTCACGCTAGGCTTCTGCTGGGTAAGCAAGGAAAAGTACGCGGTTCGCAAGGTGATGGATTACTTGGACTACTCCGGCTTTATCTTTGTGGACCAAGACTGCCGTATGGAGCATTCGAGCGAAGGCTACGGGCTTGGTGAGACCCGCCACAAAGCAGCGTTTGCTACCGTACTGTTCGAGGCTGCTGCCAAGCACAAAGCAGCAAAGGTACGGGAACGCAAGGAATCCCGCAAGCGCGCCAAGCTGCGCAAGGGCGGGTTCACTGCCTTTACTCCAACGGCTACGTCCGTCAAACCTGCTGATGCTGTTGGCTTAGTTGAAATCAAGCGCCGTGACGGCCAGATTTTGCGGATGGATAACGATTGCTTTACGTGGACTACCATTCCCATCTACGAACCGTTTGAAATCGTGGCCTATCGCGTGATCGAAAAGCCAAAGGTCGTATCGTTCGTTGACATGGTGGCTGACATCACGCAAGGCGCTAGCGTTGTTGGCTGTGTTGCGCAAGAAGTTGACCCAACCCTTGATCCATCGGCAAATCCGAAGCATGCAATCGGCAATACGTCGCTGCCAATGACCATGCCGTCTGCCCTGTTCCGTGCGATGGTAGCGCTGGGCAAGCAGAATGGTGCAGGCAAGTATGGCGGCGCTAACTACATCGGCACGCCAGTAGTGATGTCTACGTACATGAACGCGATCCAACGCCACTTCGACAAGATTTTGATGGGCGAAGACTGCGACGAAGTAGATGGTGTACCTCACTGGGGCGCTATCGGTGCGAACATCGACATCATCGTATCGGCGGCAGCGGCTGGCACGTTGATTGATGACCGTTTGCGTGCAGATGGTCAACTGGAAGCTTACAAGGCTCTGACGCCGCTCGTTAAATCGCTGGCGGAACTGCACAAGGACCGCACGCCGAAGCACTTCTACATGAAGGACAAGCCGTGATTCGCCCGACGATTCTAGCCCTGTCTATCAACGGACTCTGTACAGAAATGTATGGCGTCTCGGCTAAGGCCGGTTGGTGGACTGCAAAGGACGGCACGCCGTTGCAGGCTAACCCTTACGTGGTGGGTAATAAGCTGCTGTTGATTCATTCGGAGATTTCGGAGGCCACGGAAGGCGACCGTAAGGATTCGATGGACAGCCATCTTCCACATCGTAAGACGTTGGAAGTGGAGCTTGCTGACGCGTTCATTCGTATCTGCGATCTGGCTGGCGCGTATAACATGGACCTCGGCGGCGCTGTAGCAGAGAAGATGGAGTACAACCGTACTCGCGCTGACCACTCGGCTGCGGCCCGTGCTGGCGTCAATGGAAAGAAGTATTAACCAAAGGAGGCAACATGATCGTTTTTGAGAATCAAGAAGCTTTCGAGGAAGCTGTTATGGATGTGATCCGGGATAAACTCCGGGTTGGCGTGACAGTTAGCAAAGAGCGTAAATGCTACTACGGCGAGGATGAGTACACAAAAGTTTCTGTTGGACTGCTTGAGGCCGAGACCGGCGATGTCATCGACAGAGGGAGTGACTATGCGTAACGGCATCCTACTTCAATCGGGGCGGTTCTACGACTACAGCGATCCGGCGGGGAACGATTTTACAATAGAGGATGTCGCACTGAGTTTGAGCAACATTTGCCGCTACGGCGGTCAAGTGGACAAGCACTACTCAGTAGCACAGCATGCTTACTACGTTAGCTACGCGGTGGAAGACAAGCGTTATGAGCTTGATGCCCTCTGCCATGACAATGTGGAAGCATTTTTGTGTGACATCCCTACGCCGTTGAAGCGGATGCTGCCTGACTACAAAGCTTTGGAAGCACGCCACGAAGAAGCTATGTTTGCTCGCTTCGGGCTGACCTTTCCGATGCACGAGTCTGTGCATAAGGCTGACGGCGCAGTGTTGGCGGCAGAGGTTCGTGATCTAAAGCCGCCTAGCAAACACTGGGATTTCTTGGACAACGTTCAGGCGTACAGCGGACATATTACACCGTGGACAAGCGAGAAGGCCCGACGCATGTTCCTACTTCGTTTCTACGAACTCATCAGTCAACGGGTTGTTCACTAAGGAGAAATTTATGACTTTATTTATACTGCTGTTGCTGTTGTTCCTGTTGATCGGTGATGCGGAAGACTCTGGATTCTGGTTCCTGATCCTCGTTTTTGTTCTGGTGCTGGCATGACCATCATACAAATTATGGGCTTGACCTGGGCGCTGATCTGTTTCGTGGTCGTCTACACAATCGGAGCTGTGTTCGGCGGCGTCCGTGGTGGCCTTGAGATGGTGGGTTCAGTACTCGCAACGCTAGCGTTCTACGCCTGTGCCGCTGCGCTGTTGTTCTACACGATTGTAGCTATTGCTTCAGTAATAGCTTAAGGAAGGGCTGTCACGTTTCGACGTGACGGCCTTTTGCTATTTATGAAGACGTACATTTTATGAAAGGGAACCAATGGGACGACGATTAATTTGGGATGCAGAATCGAAAGGACTTTTAAACAGTGGAACAATCGACTACAACGCATCACCGTACTGCCTGCGCGACAAGGGCTTCGTTCATTGCGTAGGGTTGCTAGACGTGGACACGCAAGAGCGGTTCCGCTTCAATCAGCGCGAGGTTTATACACACCTGAAGCAGTTCATCATGGACGAAGATATTTCGGAAATGATCGGCCACAACACGATTAACTACGACCATTTGCTACTGAAGATGGCGATTGGCCTGGACTACAGCATTGGCGTGGATGGTGAGCATGATACTGTCGGCGGCAAAGACATCATCATCACGGATACGCTTGTCATGTCGAAGACGCTCAACCCTGATCGTCCGCAACATAGCATTGACTACTTCGGTCGTTTGCTCAGCCTGGAGAAGATTGATTGGCGAGCCAAGGCGATTGAGCTAGGCATCATCACGGCAGCGGACCCGCGTGGTGCAGAGTTCCGCGAGTTTCACGAAGAGATGGGCGTCTACATGGACCGCGATATTGATGTCAACGTTAAGGTGTGGAACTGGCTTCGTAAAGAGTGGGGTGACTGGAACTGGAAGGGGCCGTACGAGACGGAGAAAGCTGTAGCTGAAATCATTACCCGGCAAGAGCATCGTGGGTTCTGGTTCAACCGGGACCAAGCTGTAGAGAACGTCAAGGAGTTGGACACGAAGATGGAAAACCTGCGCGCTGTTGTTGAGCCGTTGATTCCGCCGAAGGGTTTGACGAAGGGCGACTTGTCCGACCTGACGCCGACAGCAAAGCAGTTCAAGAAGAACGGGGAGCCGATTACGCACATCCTGAACTTCGCTAAGAAGCACGACAGTGAGTTTGTAGAGGTAGACGGAAAGTGGACAGCCGTGATGTACGGGAAGCGCTACACGTTGCCAATGGCTGTTGAGCCGTTGTACACGGAGGCACCAGCGAAGATTACGGACACGCTGCACATTAAGGAGTGGTTGGTAGGCATGGGCTGGCGTCCAACGCAATACAAGGAACGCGACCTAACAGTAGATAGCAAGAAGAAGAAGGTAACGAAGGAGAAGTTTGACGCTGCGGTAGAGAAGTGGGTTGAGCAGACGTTTAACAGCTCCTTCAAACGTGATCGCCTGGATATGCTTGACTTCGGTATCAACGTGGACAAGGGCTTGCTGATTCGGAGCTTGCAGCGGCAGGAACACATGAAGCGTCCGCTGATCGTGTACACCAATCCTACGCTGACAGTTGGCATGGAAAAGGAGATTGATCCGGCGCTGCTGAAGCTGACTGAGAAGTTTGCTTATGCAAAGGAGATTTCGGAGTACCTGACGTTCCGCCATCGCCGGAATAGTATCCTGGGCGGAGGTGTAGACCCGGATGATGACGATGACATGCAGAAGGGCTGGATGAGCGTTGAACGCATTAACGACGACCATCGTATACCAACCCCTGCCGATACGTGCGGAGCGGCTACAAGCCGGTTTAAACACCGTCTGGTGGCAAACGTGCCGCGAGTGACATCGCCGTACGGTAAGGAGATGCGTTCGCTGTTCGGAGTTGATGCAGGGTTCTTCCAGATGGGTTACGACTTTGACTCCCTGGAAGCAAAGATTGAGTCGCACTACGTGTTCAAGTATCCGGGCGGAGTTGAGTATGGTGTGTCGTTGACAGCTGAGAAGCCGAACGATTGTCACTCCGTTCTCGCTGCGCAGATTAGCAAGCTGCTTGGCCGTCCGTTCCCACGTGGTACGGCGAAGAACGTAAAGTACGGATGCTCGTACAACGCTCAAGTCAAGCGCGTAGCAAAGACTGTTGGCTGTACGCTGGAAGAGGCACAGATTATTTTCGATACCTTCTGGGAGCAAGCATTTCCGCTGAAGCAGTTGAAAGAAGCTATGCAGCACTACTGGGAAGGCAAGGGCGAGAAGAAATTCTTGATCGGCGTAGATAAACGTAAGTTACCTATCCGTAGTAAGGGTAATGTGATTAACACAGCTTTTCAGTCGGCAGGCGTAATTTGCGCAAAGAAAGCGATGATCTTGCACGACCGCATGCTGAAGGCCGAAGGCTTGTCCGTTGATTTCTTCCTTGAGGATTGGAAGGCTCGTGCGGATTACTGCCAACAGATGATTGCGTACCACGATGAAGCTCAGTGCGAAATCACTAAGGACAGCGTTGTATTCAAGAAATTTGCTGACGAAGCAGAGGCTAAGAAGTGGAAAGACCCAAGTGGCAAGGTGTGGAGTGAAATCATCCACAACGATAAAGGCTACTTCCGTGCTTACAACCGGGCCGGGGAGCTTGCGACCATCGCCGTACGTATGGCTGGTGAGTTTTATAAATTGAACGTAGAGCTGACAGCTGGTTACTGTATTGGCCGAAATTGGGCCGAGTGCCATTGATAAAGGAGACACAATGAACGATGAATATTTGGAAGGGCGTTTTGCCTACCGTGAAGGCGCAGACGAGGATGAAAATCCTTACCCTGCACACGGCTACGACTGCGAAGAGCAACGCCAGCACGACGACTGGCAATCGGGCTGGTACTCGATAGAAAGCGAGCGGCGCTAATGGCTACCTACGTTAAGTTTGACATTGAGCAAGACAACTGGGTAACGTCAGAAGCCTACGCAGATGACGAATGGAGCCGTGACAGCCACGATGGCCGTACCACAATCACCGGAGCAACCCGTGTTGAGAAGGATGGCTACGACACTGTAGGCTTCATCGGTGACTTGCCGCCTAGCACCCGTATCTTCCTGATTTGGGCGCAGTATGGAACTGGCAATAGCTTCGGCAGGGACGGAGGCCAGTATGAGCTGCTTGAGGTTTGCGTGACTGAAGAGTTCGCCTACGACCGTAAGAAGCACTACGAAGCTGTTACGGACTACAGCGTGCCTTGGAACGGCTATTTCGAGTGGCTGGAAGGCGTTCACATCGAAACTTTCGTAATTTAAGTAAGAAAGAAGTGTTGACTAGATCAAAAAGTCCTGTCATACTTCTTTCCATCGAAACATAACAACCACCCAAAAGGAGAATTAACCATGTTCAAGAAAACCGTAGTTGCAAACACAGTCGATAGCGTTATGGCAGCATTTCAGGCCACCATCACCCAATTGAATGCCGTAGCGCAGTCGCAAGCTGCAATCGCTGAAGAGCAAGCCGCTAACGCTGCTAAGGCAATGGCCGCGTCGGATGCCGCAAGCGCCGAAGCTTCCCGCGCTGCTGAAATCGCAGCCAAGATGACCGCTATTTTCGCGTAAGGAGACTAAGATGAAAGTACGAGTAACCAAAGCGGAATCATGGCACCGTGGCTTAGTTGGCACAGTGTTCAATGTCGAGCCGATGGCACACCCGCGAGTTGCCGGGCATGTCCTCATTAAAGATGCGGACAGCCGCTGGAATGACTATGGCCTGTACGGCACGGACTACGAAGTAGTAGAGGAAGCTCCAACCATGAAAATCGTGGAGCATGATGGCATCGAATACGAAGTGCCAAGCTTCGCAACTGCGCTGACCCGTGACGGCGTGGCGAGTTTCGTGTTCTGGTGGGAGAAAGCACCGACGTGGACCAAGGAATACGGCTACATGAACGAGCCTAGCGATCGTACAAACCGTCATGACATTGCTTCCGTGTATGTAGCACCTATGCCTGAAGGCTCTTTCATGGTGAGCATCTAATGGCCGCGCCTAAAGTCATCGGGTACTACTACATCATGGACGGCGGGGATGGCGAAGTTCATCCTCAGTTCTTCAAGAACGAAGCTGACTGCCAAGCGGCATGTGATGCTGAAGAAGAGTCATACGGCCACGTAGCAGGCGGAGTTGAAACGCTCTACGATACGTGTTTCGCAACAGAGTTTGTCAAGGAGGAAGATTGATGCATAAAATCGAATTCCACTGCGGCGACGTTGGCGCTGTAGGTACGCTAACTACTATCCTCGCTGGCCTGCTTACGCAGAAGGAGCTTGTGGCTAAGGGCGCAGAACTCGTGACTGCTGCCAAGCATTGCCCGGTAGCTGTATTCTGCAACGACGAAGGTGTGTTGCTCGGCCTGCGTGTAGCAGTGGCGCGGCTGGAGCTGGCTGAAGACCCAGACGTGACAGTGTACGAACACCATACCAACAAAAACCCGTTGGTAGGCAGCATCAACAGGTACGGACGATTGAGCGACTACCCGGCAGTCTTCGATCACCACATGGACATAATCTGTGAGCTGTTAAGCGCACGGTCAAAGGAGAAGAAATAATGGGTCAAGCTAAATTACGCGGCAATTTCGCTGAGCGTCAAGCAGCGGCGTACACCGAAGTCGAAAAACAAATCGACCTCCAGAAAGAGATGCGGGAGCATATCGAAAAGCTGGACAAAGTTGAGAAAACTTCAGATCAACAAGCAGTGCATTTCGCCTGCCAGATGATTGTGCAGCACTGGAAGCACAGCGACATTTCGCGCCGCATGCCACGCTTCGCACCACTGGACCAAGCCTGCTTCGTCGTCTACAACAACCCGGAGCTGTTCAACGCTGACGGCACGTTCATCTCGGACGAAGTGGAAATCGTTTCTCCGCCCTGCGGCTGGGAATTCGCTGGTGCCGACGACGAATGGAACGCTAGCCCAACGGGTACGCCTTCCTCGCGGATCGGAGGCTTCTAATGGTCCCGTTCCCGTTTAAGGTGGGCGCGAGCCTGAGTTTCATCGGCTTCATGTTCGTTGTCGTCGCAGCGTTCATTCAGGAGTTCGGCAAGAGTGCGTTGGTGCAGGGTGTAGGTAACACTCCTTTCTACGCTGACTGCTTCGGCTTCTCCGGTTTGGGCTTGTGGGCAGTAGCAGCGGCCTTCTTCGTCTACGGCGTCATGGAACTGCTGTGGTCGCACGACTAAGAGCTACGCCCAAGCAGAAGCGTTTCAAGCGGAGCGCTGCTGCCAAGGACTTCGCTAAGATGCTAGTGGCCGCTACGGCGGTCGTCATCGAAAACCGAGGCATGCAGTACAGGACTGGAAACCCGGAGTACGTTCTATTC